TGAATTATCAAAGAAATATATTGAAGAAAAAAAAATAAATAGTGATTTGATTCAACCAGAAGTAAATAATAAAAACGAAGTTCTGGACATTGCAGGCAGTACTTTAAAATCAAAATAATTTAAGAACTGGATTAATTATGAAACGTGTTAACATACGTAATGGGCTTAATCAAAGAATGCATGAGATTCTTGGAACTGATTATGAAACTATAGAAAATAGTCAAAATATTCCTAATATAACTCCATGGTCTATACAGGCCGCAATGATTTCCAATATGCGTAGAATAGTTTCTGCTATTGTTGGAAGTATTCCTGGGAGAGCAATGTATGGATTATTTATGACTAAAACAACATCAAATTCAATATTAATAAGTTCCGGTTATGGATTTACTCAAAATGGAAATATTATTGTTTTGGAAACTCCAATAAATTTTACTATTGATGAAAGTGTTAATACAAAACATGTTTACTTAAAACATATTATGTCTTTTACTGATGGAGATGTATATGATGATGGTAAAAAAACTGGTTTTTATAACAAACCAGGATTAGAAGATATTGTTTATGATGATTTGGCAGCTTCTAAAAAAAGTGATGTAAATAGTGTAGCTAATAGCATAGTAGAAATAACAGACAGTAGCACTAATACAAACTATGATGTAGTATATCTTGGAAGTTTAACATTTACAGATAATGTAATTACAACAGTTTATAATTCAGAACTTAGGGGATTTGAACCAAATAATATTTATGGAGATCTTTTTCAAGTTAAAAAATTTAATTGTAATCAGGAAGCGTTCTTTAATGGGAACGCTTCATTTTATGGAGGCATATCAATTTTAGACGCTACATCATGTGAATTAAAAGTCTTAGATATTGAAGAAAATGAAAAAACATTAACATTTGTAAATGGTATATTAATGTCTATAGAATAATTTTTACAGGAGATACTTATGCATTTTGCATTACACGACAAATATCCAATTGAAACAAAAGAACATGTTAAAACTGCTATGGATTATTTTAGCAAATACATGTCAAGATTTGATCACAATGATAGAGTTGAATTTTCTTGTAATATAGAAAAAAGAGCAAATGAATTAAATATTCCAGTTGATAAAGATTGGATTAATAATTATACTCGTATATTAAATAAAAATGCAGCCCTATCTCCAGATTTTAAAAATAATATTAATAAAAGAAAAACAATTTGTAAAAGTAGTGGAAAGCATATAAAAACAGCTTCAGGAAAAATTGATGCATGTGAAATCCTTGATAAGATAGCTGAAATTGGAAATAAAGTTTCTCCAATAGCTTTAATTAAAACTATTGAAGAATTCGATAAAAAAGCAGGATTGCAATATGAATATGATAAAACCATTCTCGATCCTGTTATGACAGTGTGCGGAAGCCTTATTAATTCAGAATATGATGCAGTTAAAATTGCAGGAGATATTACAGATTATAAAATATTTAAACTATCAAAAAATTCAGAAGCTATACAAAAATTAGCAAGTGCATTTGGAGATAAGTTTATTAATGAATTTAAAAACAATCCAATTGAAACTATTATTAACTTAAATGATATTGAAAAAGAACATTTTGTTAATAATATTTCGAGATTTTTATGATTAAAATTTCTGAAATTACAGGTCTAAAGTTGATAAGTTGGAGTTGGCCGGATTCACAGCCACTTGTAAATAATTTATTTATTTTGGATAAAATACACGAATATCAGATTAAATTAATTTTACAAGATAAAAGTTATATAGTTATTCTTACCATACCTGATAAATTTTTACATGATAAACGTTCAACTCCTAAATTATTATGGTTTACTCGTCCACGTGATGGAAGATCGGAAGTTGCTGCATTAATACATGATTTATTATATCGAACAAAAGGAATGACAAAAAATCTTGATATTGGAGGAAGTTGTACATGCGAAGGAGAGATTATAACTTTTAATCGTAAAGCTTGTGATCAAATATATAAGTATGTGTACCAAGAAACTGCTCCTGAAAAATCTAGCGAAGCAAGCAGAGATTACTTTTGGCTACGAGTATTTGGTGCACAGCATTTTGGGAGACGAACTCCTCCATCAGCAAAATAAATCGATTATTAATAAGTTAAAAGTGATATAGCGCATTATGACATGTAAACTATCAGAACAACTTCATACTGCTACCCTACTTAACGATCAAAAAACAATTGATCGTATACATGAAGAAATTAATTCAATAGAATGCTTAAAAAAAGAATCATCCGATATTTCCTCATGGAAAATAAATACTGTATTAAATAACGATAAATCTTCAGCTTTAAAAGTTTATGATTTTTTAAATAAATCATTAGGTAATGATTGGTGGGAATGGGAAATAGAAACTATAGATAGAATATTATTTATCAATTATGCGACAGTCCTTGAAGATATTAACAGGGATAAAGTTCTCGCAATTAGACATTTATGCAGGAATGATGCAGCATTTTTTGATTGGTATGAATTTAATCAATTGGCTTTAGCTTTTTCAAGTTGTATTGCTGATTTTGATTTTTTAAGATATCCATCACCAGGCATGATAATTAATACCATATTTTGTATGAATGGTATTCGTCCTGATAGAAATGGAGATTTTGGAATAGATGTAAAAAAATATATATGTATTATATTAATAAATGATGGTATATATACCCCTCCACCATCTATTTTTAAATTAATAAAAGATATAATGAAAAATATGGTATCAAATGAAGTATCAAATTTATGGATAAATATTCTCGAACAGTACAATAAATTTATTGATAAAGATTATGAAAATATTAATGAAGATATTATTACAATTCAAGCTCAAAGAATTTTAAAAGCTGAATTATCAGCACGAGAATATGGCATTTAATATAAGGAATAAAATTTATGGCGAATGAAGGATTAGTTGGACCTGGAATAAAACCTCAAGGAGGCACAAGTCCGGCAGCATCTACATTTAATCGCGGATCTGTTCAATACGATACTCCATTTCTCGATATGACAAGTACATATATTCCAAAAACAATTAAAGGAATATTAAAATTTATTGCTGCATTTCTTTTTGGAGATAGTATAATATCTCAATGCGTAATAAAATTATCAGAATATCCTATTACATCATTAATTTATAATGACGATAATGAACTAATACTTAAAAATGATAAAACTATTGAATTTTGGAAAGACTTTCTTGAAAATAAATTAAAAATTATTAACTCAATGAAACAGTCTGGAATGGATTTTTGGGGTTATGGAAATTCAATTATATCAATACACTATCCATTCAAAAGATTTTTTGAATGTCCTAATTGTAAAGAAGATTTTCCATCAGATAGTGTAAAATATAAATTTGCAAATTATCAATTTGAAGGAAAATGCGTAAAATGCGATAAAGAAGTTAAATTTAAAGCTTATGATAAAAACACTTCAGAAATTGAAAAATTTAATTTAATACATTGGGATTTATTATATATCGATATTAAATTTAATTGTATATCAGGAGATCATTTTTATTATTATACAATTCCTCAATATTTATCCAATGCTATTAAAAGTGGAGATATGGACATTGTTAAAACAACAAGACTTGAAATAATTAAATCAGTAGAAACAAACAAACCTTTAAAATTAATGAATGACAATGTCTTTCATATGAAAAGACTTGGCCCTCAATATATGTATCCATCAGAACGAGGATGGGGAATTCCTGTTGTTATGCCTGTTATTAAAGACGCATTTCATAATAAAATATTAAAAAAAGCAAATGAAATGATAGCCTTCGATCATATATTACCTTTAAGAATTTTATTTCCATTAGGTACTGGAGATATAAGTCCTCATGCAATAATAAATCTCTCTACATGGAAAAATAAAATAGAGCAAGAAATTGTTAAATGGAAAAGTGATAATAATTATATATCAATAGTTCCTTTACCAATTGGTATGGTTAATTTTAGTGGAGATGCTAAAGCATTGATGGTTACTCCTGAAATTAAAGCTACTGAAGATACAATTATTACAGGAATTGGAGTTATTCCTGAAATAATAAAAGGAGGGGCTTCATGGTCAGGAAGTAATGTTTCTCTTAGAATAGTTGAAAATACATTTATTAATCATAGAAAAGGTGAAGACGATTTATTACAATGGGTTATAAAAAAAATATCAACATATATTAATAAAGTTCCATGTAAAGTAAAAATGTCTGATTTTAAAATGGCAGATGATTTACAAAAAAAACAAATGTTATTACAATCAGCTATGGGATCACCATCGACTACATTAATATCAAAATCAACAATGACAAAAGAGTTAGGGTATGAACCTCAAAAAGAATATGAATTAAAATTAAAAGAACTCGTTCAAAATATTGAATTACTTATTCGTGAAAGTGAAGGAAATGCTGAATCTCAGGGAGCAGCGACTGTTATTGGAGCTATGTATAATGCAAATGCTCAAATAGCTGAAAAAGAACGACTTGAATCAAAAGAAAGAGAAATGCAGACCAAACGTAATAAAGAAGACCAAATAAGAAATGCTGAGAGTGCCGATGTTGTTGCTCAAGAAATAGATACTATAGGTTATGAAAAAGGTTATCCGCCAGGAATAATAGAGTTGCCTCAATTAATAATGTTAATTACGCAACGTTTTGTTAATCTTATTAAAGCAGATATAAATGAATTTAAATTACGTATGTTAACTATGAAAAATTCAATGCCTGCATTGTATGAAATAATTTATAATAATTTAAAAGAAATGAATCTTATAACTGCAGATTTAATTCCAGATTTAGGTGTAGCTCAAAAATATACTCCTGGAGAGATTCCTACGTATATACAGGGCGATACTTATGCATCAAGTGAACCAAACCCTGTTGAAATGGGATTGTCTCCTGGTGAAGCTAATACAAGCATTAAATACAATAAGCCACTTCCTGAAGCTAGACCTCCAGTTTCACCAAACGCTCCTATTTAATAAAATCTCTCTTTTTT